AGACGGCTCACTGGAAAGTCTTCCCCCTTGGGGGTGTTCACTGTCGCGGCCGACCGGGCGATATCGTGTATCAACGAGTTCGGGCGGTGGACGTGGGAGCAGGAAGCGCTGGGGCGCACTCACTGCCGCCTGGACGAAGCGAGGGCGGAGCTTCGGTGGATTCTCGAATGTCACGGGCTCCGCGCCGCAGAGGGAGAGGAATGAGCAGCGGCCAGTACTACCACTGTCGCGTCTGCAGCAGCGACGCGGCAGCGCCAGACGCGCAAAGCAACTACGTGGATTGCGAGGTGTGTACGGGGCGAGCTGAGCTTCGCTCGCCGGAGGCTCCGCTGTACTCCCCAGTGATATCTGAGGCCGACACCGACTACTGGGAGGACGAAAGCGAAGAGGAGGACACTGGTGATTGAGCGACACACCTACACAATCCAGCACGACGCCGACGCGTCGGCCGTTACCAGCGAGACGGTCGAGGGGCTTGTCGAGGATCTCAGCAAGTCTACCGGCACCGAATACACCATTCGGCAAACGTGGGTCTGCCCAAGGTGCCGCGGAGAGTGGACTGAGCCGCGGCGCTGCCGCCGGTGCGAGGCGCTCGCGCGCGCCGCGGGCCACGAGTAATGCCGCCCCCGTTCCGGGCCGGCACGACCGTCGAGGAGGAGGGTCCCGCGCTGTCCAGGCGGGACATCGCCGCCCGAGCCAGGAGGCTGCGGGGTTTCCTTCGTGAACTCGAAGACAGCCCCCCTGTCGACGGCCGATGGACCGCCGCGACGAACAGGATGTGGCTCTACGCCAGAGGGGACCGCGGCGCAAAGTGGGCGCGCCACACCGACGATTTCTTGAGAGAGGCATGGCCAAACGAGTTCACAAAGGAGAATACGTGATGACACACGAAGAGACAGAGACTGAGCGTCTGGCGAAGGCGCTCAGAGCGCATCGCGCGGCTTTGGACAGGCACCGCGATGAGATGCGCGATCTGCGTACACTTCTGGACGTCACGCAGAAGCGATACGACCTGAGAGCGAAACGCATGGACCGTGACGACCCCTACGACGAGATTACTGATCCCCCCTCGCGTTGTTCCTGCGAGGATCGCGAATGGTTGCTCTGGTGCACGTGCGGAGGCGCCAAGTAATGATCCTGTCGCTGACGATCTATCCGCCAGACGGGCCTAATCGCACGTTCGATGTCGCTTCGCCCGAGTGGAAACAAATCGAGGAGGACCCCGATAGGAGTCGGGTGACCGTGACCAACGCGCTGGGGGATCAACTGACCTTCGCGAACATGCCCTACGCCATCAAAGAGACAAAGACAGATCTCAATGTGCGGTCCGCACATTGAGATTGAGGAGCAGACAAATGCCAAGAGACGAGACAGGGCGCCGGCTCGATCCCAAGTACGGCACGCTCGTCGTGCCAGATGGGGGACTCTTCACCACCTCCATGGTGGCCAAGCTCTGCGGCTGTGATCCGCAGATAGTCCGCAAGTGGGCACGGACATACCGCATGGGCCAGAAAATGGCACGAGATTTTTTCTTCTCGGACGAAGACGTGGCCCTCTTTCTCAGTCGTCGCCGGCCGGGGCGGCCGAGGAAAGAGGAGTACGTCACGACTGACACATGACCCATGTCGAGCCGGTCGTGGTGGCGGCCGTCCTAGCGCTGCTGACAGCAGCGGGGCTCCTGATGGCCCTCCTGCGGCGGCGGCGGCAGTGGAGGCTGCCCCACGCAGTCGACTACGACCATCACTGGTATCAGAGATTGATCGAAGGGAGACAAACTCGCATCGAGTTTGGGGGAGCGATATGGAACATCCAACTATACGAAGATCTGGTAGTCTTGCAACGGCCAGAAGAGACGGCATCAAACGCCGTACAGCTACACGACAAACGGTTCAAGTCCGAGGGGTCACAGTACAGAGCAGCCGTCATACTCGCCCACAAAATTCAGCTAAGGCGGCGATTGCTATCGGAGCTGCGGCAATCTGCGGATTCGCCCTCGCCTTCGCGCCGATCTTCGCCCCGATCCACGAGCTAGGACACGTATCCAAGGACGGGGAGAGAGGGTGCGCGACAGAGATAGTCGAATGAAATACGTCAGTCATCGTCCTGTAGCCTACTAACTATCTCGCGTATTCGTAAACTCACCTGCTCGCACAGAATCGGGGCCAGCTGCACCATCACGGTGTTCTGCTTGGTCTTCGTCTTCACCTGATAACTCTCGTCGATCAGCACGTCGGCTATCGCCAAGAGGTAGGCGAGGTCATCCGATCTTTCTCTGCTCAATCTCGTCCTCGTGGGCCAGCTGGTTGGCCTTGGCATGGACGGCGATGGCCTGCCGATATCGGAGGTTCTCCCTGGCAAGCGCGGCGTTGGTCTCGGTCAGCTCCCGGCAGCGATGCTTCAAGGTCTCGCGTTCCGCCCGTCCGTAGCGCTTCGCCTCCGTGATGACCTGCAGCCGTTGCACCTTGATCTGGTACGCGCGGCCCACGGCAAAGCAAATGAACGCTATGAGGACGGGAGCTATGTGCTCCCGCGCGTCCCTCATTACGAAATCCACCAGGAACGGCATAGCCCCGGACACGTTCGCCCATGCCACCGGATCTGCCTTGCCGGTGATAAACCCCAGCAAGATGATCACGAGGACCAAGACACACGCCAAGAGGCTCCAGACAAACACCCGCACCCAGCGGACGTCAGATAGCCACTTCATCTCACACCGCCACGAATCGCGAGTAGGGACCCTCGAATCTCAACCGCACGGTCCCGATGTCGCCGTAGCGGTTCTTCGCCACCACCAACTTTGTCGCTGCTTCGAGCACGTCGCCCTCCCTTCGTCTGTGCATCAGTAGCACAACGTCTGCGTCCTGTTCGATGGCCCCCGACTCCCTCAGATCGCTGAGAGCGGGCTGACCCCTGTCTTCAGACTGTCTCTTTAGCTGGCTCAGCGCCAGGATCGTAACCCCAAGCCGCTTGCTGGTGTCCCGGAGCCGGCCACTCACATCGGTTACATGTTCATAGGCCGAGAGCCGGCCAGGGCGATCCGGGTTCACGAGTTGGAGGTAGTCCACCACCACCGTCCGCACCCCCTGCTCATATGCCTGCTCGATGTTGGAGATCAGCCTCGACGTCGTCGCATGATCTTCCGAAAACTCGAGCTCCAAGTCGTCGATCAGCTCCTTGGCCTCGCGGAGATCCTCCTTCTCGGCCGCACTGAGCTGGCGCTTTCTGATCTTCATTGAGTCCACAGAAGAGATGGTCGAGTAGAGTCGAATGAGCAGCTGCTTGGTCGGCATCTCATAGCTACAGAACAGCACCTTCTCCTTCGCTGCGATACTCGTAGCTATATTGAGCGCGAGGGCGCTCTTCCCCACGCTCGTCCGTGCACCCAACACGACGTAGTCGTTTTCGTGGAGCCCGTCGGTCTGGTGGTCAAGGGCTGGGTAGCCGGTCTGTTTGCCCGTGACGTCCCAGGTGGCGTCCTCCATAGACTCTGCGAGGACCTCTTGGGCCACAGAGCTGGCGCTCTCGGCCATCGAGTCTGGGATAGGGCGCATGTTAGCCAGCTCCTCCTGAACGTCCCTCAAGATCTTGGGGTACGGCCTCTGGGTTTTTGCAAACGCGCTCTCGGGTCCCCCGACGATAGAGCCGAGCCGTTTCACCACTCGCTCGGCCTGCATTCCCTGGCAGTAAAAGCCAATGTTGCTGCTGCTCACGAAACCCTCCGCTATCGACAGCAGTTTGACGTGATCAGAGCCCCCTTCCATCGAGACGATCGCAAGATCTATGTCCTTGTTTTCGTCCTTTGCCCTTATGACTGTTTCATATACAGCGCGAGCTTCTGGCGTGGCAAAATCCTCTGGGAGCAAGTGAGCCCGCACGCGGTTCACAATCGAGGGGTCCTTTATCAGCGCAGACAGTACAGCTCGTTCGTTGTCAGTCACAGCGGCTGCACTCTCTTTCGCCGGCAAAGATCTCGTAATCCTGGCCGCCGCACTTCGGACATCGGAAGGCAGCAGCGAAGAGCTTGGAAGCTTGGGATCTAAAAACCACAAACTCATAGCTAGCGCTAGCAACGAACTTCCTAACGTTCTCTACTGAACCGTCAAAGAATCCAGCTATAGCTCTGCTGAATCTATCCACCAGCTCCGCCTCGTTTCCGTTATCCCACTGAGCCACAAGAGCTTTCAATAAAGCGTTCTCTTTAACTCCCCAGTTAGGGTCACCGCCCAGCTTGCTCCGGTGAGCGGAGAAGAACAGAGTCTTGATGCTTTTCCTCGCGCCCGACAGGGGATCGATCCGCTTCGGATCAGAGTTACTTTCCTCTCGTTGTTTCTTCTCGTTAGTACCGCTGTGAGCGGTAACCCCTGCCGCTGTGAGCGGTAACCCCTGCCGCTGTGAGCGGTGGGTAGGCCACAGGTAGTAGGTGTTGGACCGCCCCGGATTCTTCTCCACCTCCAGCAGGCCTTTCTGTCTCAGCTCGTTCAGGCCTCGCTGGATCAGGTCCGGGGACAGCCGTAGCATCTCGGCCATTCTCTTCTGTCCAGGGAAGGCGGCCTCCTTGGTCTTGCAGTGGTAGCGCAGCGCGAGGTAGGCAGCTATCGCTCGCCACGAGATGTCTGGGTCTTCCAGAAGGTCGTCTGGAACCCACGTGAAGGCGCTGGTGTTTATTTTTCCCGGCATTGACTCCTCTTAAAGAAACGCCGCCCCCCGCAAAAGAGGGCGGCACGTTCGGCAGATCTCCTCAGATTAAAACGGAATGTCGTCTGTGTCCGAGGCCGGCTCCTTCGGCTCCGCCACGGGAATCTCGCCCGGCTGCACGCCGTTGGTGTCAAGGATGCGGAACCCGATCTTTTTGAACTCTCTCCCGCTCCTTGATTCGCCCATGCCAAAAAACTTGCAGGCCACGTCCATACCCACGGCCGGCATGTTCTCTTCGACTTCCCGCTTCAACGCGGCGGGGCAATACACCTTCGCCGTGCCGTTGTCAGTCTGCAGAACCATGGCCAGCTGCGGCCCGTACTGCCCGTCCTCGTAGCCGATCTTCTTGAGCGTCCCGTAGATCTGGTCGCCTGGCGTCTCAAACTTGTAGATTCCCGTCTCGTCCATCGACGTCCAATCCTTCATCTCGGATGAATAATCCTTCATGCGGCGGAGCGTACTATTGACCCATCGCAAGGTCAACTGTATCGTCCCATGGCATGGCAGCCAAAACTACCCTGAGTGTCTCTGTCCCGGCCGAAATCAAAGAGGACTGTGAGCGTTGGTGCAGGACCTATGAAGAGAGGGGCAATCCGCCTACCAGCGTCTCGGCCATCGTCACCTTGGCCCTCCGCGACTGGCTGAAAAGGAATCGCGGTGGAAAAGTTTCTTGACGAGCGGCTGGAGCTATTCCCCTTAGTCAAGACCATTGAGGACCCGGGCCGGCGATCACGTGCATATGTGGCCGTCAGAGATGCCGGCACCGAGCAGGAGCTGGCTCGATACGGCGACTACCTGAGGACCATCGGCGGCGACGTGGCCAAACAGATGGACCTGGACGCGTTCCGAGAGAAGGCCGACGGCATCGTCGGCCGTATCCCGGACATGACAACGCGACTGAAGGCGGTAAAGGCAGTAGCCCAGGCGGGCGACATTGCCACCCTCCGCAAGCTGATTGACCGGGCCGAGGAGATACTCGAGGAACAGAACGACACCTCGAGGGTGCTCGAGGGTGAAGAACTCGTCGAGGCTGTGGGCGAGCTGTTCCGATGAAATGCAAAGTTTCTGCGGCCGCGCCCTTGTTGAGGCGGGGAAATCCTCAGCTCACTGCCTACCGTGAGACGAGGAGCGACCTGCCCTGTTGGATCTGCACCAAGCCAGCCCCGTGGATGGTGTTCGGCGGCAAGTGGCGGCCTGTGTGCCGCCGGCACTTCGTCATTCTCCACTACGATCACCTGAAAGAGGACCGAGCATGGTCGTGGAACCACCAGGTCAGCGACGCTTTCACGAAATACACCGAAGAGCAGCGGCGGCTGGGGCATGAACTATGAACGTATGGAGCCTGGTCGACGGCGTCCTCGCCGAAGAGGAAGCAGGCAGGGCGGGGAAAGAGAAGACGAGCTGGTGGCCCAGCGAAGCGCTCGGGTGCCGACGTCGCTCATTCTATGAGTGGACGCTCCCTGGCAGCATAAAGAAGCCGATGGAACTCACCGGCCTCTATCGCACCAAGACCGGCAACTTGCTCCACGAGTGGTTCTTCCAGCAGGTCAAGAACTCGGACTACTTCGACACCATCGAGGAGGAAGCTCGGGTGTTCGAGACCGACGCCGGCCTGAAGAACCCGGTGAGCGGCCGGATCGACGTGCTCGGCACGAAGGGCGACCTCGTAACGGCAATAGATCTCAAGACCACGTACGGCGAGGGAATACGCAGGATCCGTGCGCGCCGAGAGATACCGAAGCACTACCTCGGCCAGATGATGGTGTACCTAAAGTTCGGCGGCGTCGACGAGGTCATCCTCGCCTTCCTTGGTCGAGACGACCAGTACCGCACCCAGGTCACACTGACGCTGCGGGAAGACGTCTTGTATATCGACGGGACCAAGACACGCCTCACCGTCGACTCGGTCATCGACAAATGGAAGGACGTGGAGCGATCCATCGAGGAGGAGGCCCCTCCCGACCGCGACTTCATGGCCGCCATCCGCAACGGCGAGATCGTCTACAAGTTCCAGCGCAAGAACGTGGAGTACAAGTCGGACTGGCAATGCCGCTACTGTCCGTTCAGCCAGCTGTGTTATGCCGAGGAATTGGCGGCGCACAAAGACTCTGTGAACGAGGAAATGTTCCATGCCTGACCATGCGAGCCTATTCGAGCAGGAGATAAAGAGTGGCCAAGCTAAAAATCACGGCGGCGATCCTGAAGGTGGGGGAGCTTGGGACGCTGACGGTGAAGCTGGACGAGGACCAGCATCTCCGGTTGGTGCAGATGATGAGGAACAGCAAGGGTGAATTGTTCGACCTCGATGTGGTCCCCTGGTCTCCACGCAGATCGGTTGGACAGTTCTCCCAAAACAACGCCTTGCACGGCAACTGCCGGCGCATAGCCCAGGAGACCGGCAACACCATGGAAGCAGTAAAGTCGTGCGTGCTTGTCAGGGCCGCCGAGGAGCTCGGCTACCCAGGGGACGACGTCGGTGGCGTCTTTGTTCCCAGGCCCGACTCTGGAGCCACACGTGAGGAGGCGACTCTCCTCATTCGGATGTCCGAGGTTATCGCCATGGAGGAAGGGGTTTCGCTTCTTGGGTAAGATCCCCAACTACGAGCAAAAGTTTCACACGCTGGTGAGCCGCCAGGGCGGATGCTGCGCCATCGCTGCCGCCCATGGCGAATTCGCCGCGCCCACAGAACTCCATCACGCCCGGTGCCACGACACCAAGTGGACACGGATGAAGTGGCCGCTCTTCATCGACTCAGTCGTCAATTTGCTGGCCGTCTCACATGAGTGGCACATGAAACGCGGGGGCTTCGGCCACTGGCCAGAAAGACAGATCGAATGGTACGAGGCCCGGATGCGGAAGAACCCCGTGCTCGCTGCGAGATGGAACTGCCGGGATTTGCAGCGCCAACTGAGGACGGTTTCCAGTACCCGAGAGAAGGCAGAGCTTTCGTGAAGCGCCGCCTTGTCGCCCTCCTGTTCCTCGTTGCCCTCGGGGCAATGGCCACCAGCCCGCTGCAGATGCGCATCTACAAGCAGACAGGCGTTGATGACGTGTACCTTGCCGGCGTCCGCGACGGCCTGGAGGCGGTGCGCGACCTGTTCCTCATGCAACGGCCTGGCGATGATATCCTCTACGCCCTGGACGAGATCCTGCTGCTGGAGCACCAGGACTTTTCCGCCATTGCCAGGACGCGTGGGGAGCCTCTCATAGCCGGAAGGTTCTATGGCTATGCCAACGCCCTCATCCACGCCCAGTACGAGTAGTGCGTGAGAAATTGGTTTTTCTGCTCGTTGGTGCTGGTGTCGCTACCGGCATATGGCTTTTCATCGGACTCAGCGCCACCGGAGGCCTTCGCGAACAGCTTCGAGGGGCTCTTGAACGTGCTGAACGAGCTGCGGCGCTTGGAGCTGGAGCGATCTCTGACCTTGCAGAGGCAGGAAGAGAGATTGAGAGCGCTCAAGGCGTCCTTGCGGAGCGCGACCGAGAGGTCTCGCTCCTTAGAGACGACCTCCGAGGACTTCAGGCTGAGCTGGGAAGCCTCAGAAGCGAGCTTGTCCAAAGTACAGCAGCTGCTGACGACCTCGGAGAGACACTTGTCGCAAGCGACGACCAAGCTCGCCGAGCAGCAAGTCTCCTTCAGGCAGCTACAAGGATCTCTGAGGCGCTCGCAATTAGCTGTGATATGGAGTAGTGTTCTCGGGCCGGTCATTGGGGCCGGCGTAGTGCTGCTGCTATGGCAGCCATGGACCTAACTCGCGTCCACGCAAGGCGCCGTCTTGTCACCGTACACACCGGCAGGATGGCTCGGTCGCGGGGTAGTGGCGACCGAGAGTGGGTTTCGCTGGCGTTTGACTCCCGCCGGCTGGGTGGCTCGTCCACTCTTCTCCTTTACCACTCTCGGTCGCCGTTTTTCACCAAGGCCCGGCCAGGTCGCGCCCTCTATCTTAACCAAAGGTTGCTAATCCCCCGCGGTCAGAGGGCCCCGGTTCGACTCCGGGCGGGCCGACCTACTTAGGCCATGGCACAAAGAGGAGTGTCAGTGGAGCAGGGCGCAGAGCAATTAGCCGCTGATCGTGACGCGGCGCTGAGCAGCGTCGCCCTCCTGGAGGGCAGGGTGGCATCCCTGGAAGCCTCGATTGAAGCCCTCGAGCAGGAGGTCAGGGGCGTTTACAAAAAGAAATCACACCCCCCCGACGAAACCCTGGACGCCGTTCGGGAAGGACTGAGGCGGTGCTCCTGCGGAGAGCTGCTTTGGTGCACCTGCGCGGGGCTCCTGTCGTTCCCTCACGTAACTTCCGCGTCCCAAGACAAACCGCACACATAGGAGACAACGTGGATCTGTACCCTGTTATATCTAACCGGTCACTCGATGGCGACTGGGATTACAAGAACTCTGTCCAGGCAGCTCGCGAGGTGGCGGTCTCTGTGCGAGACAAGGCCGGAGAGTTCGCCGCCATAGCGTGGCAAGCGTACCAGCAGGTGGAGCACCATCAGGGCGGCACCCGCGAATTCAGCTTTCGCGGGTGGTGCGAGGACGTGAATGTGCCCCGACGAACCGTCATGGGCATTATTCGTCGCTTCGACCCCGTCCTCGACCAGAGGATGCGAGACGACAATCGAAGAAACCCATCGAAGAACCAATATTCAAGGGACGACGAAGACGCCGAGACCGTTTCGTCGCAACCGGCCCAGGACGCCACCCGGGCTGGCGAGCCTATCTCCCTCCCCCCGGTCGGAGTGGACGACGACGTATGGTCGATGCTAAGCCCGCTGTCCGACGGGATCGCTCGAACCTCCAGCCGGCTGAAAACTTTCTACGGGAAATGCCAGCCAGTCGTGGACCTGGCCGACATGCTTGACCGCATAGACAAAAAGCTGCTCCAGACATGGAAAGAGGCTGCCCGTGGCCCGTGCCCCAAATGCCAGGGCCTGGGCGAATGCGGGCAAGGCGACGGAACGTGCGGCCGCCACTCATAGTGCATGGCCGTGCCGCGGCCATGAGCTCGAGGAGGGTCGGGGGACAATGAACAAGACCTTCTTTGGCCCGCTTCGCGTCGTCGACGTTTTTCGGCGGCCCGGCGAGGACTGCTTCTTGATCAGGCGGATCGTGTTTCCCGGCGTCTCGATCCGCTACCAGGTACGGGTCGCCCTCTCTTG